GGGTATCTTCCGGAGGAGGCGGTCCAGGCGTGAGGAGCCAGGATTGGCCGCCCCGAAAATACAGGCCGTTCTTGGGGTTCTTCTTTGTCCAGCCGTATGGATTTCGCGGATGGCTCTGCTGGTACAGGAGTGCGATGGATGGGCGCTGGGTGATTGGTTATCGCTGGCGCGGGTATGTGCGCTTTACACGCTGACGCCTACTTCCCCACCTTAACCGCCGGCGTGGCATCCGGCCTGTCGGGAACTTCGTGCGAGGCCACCATCTGCACCGCGGCCTCTCCGGGAACGACTGCAGCCGTCTTGCCGGCATCGGTCTGCAGCATGGCGACGTAGACCTTCGCGAGGCTGCTGATGAATGTCGCGGCGCCAGCAATCTCCAGCGACTTCGGCGACTGGTTTAGGGCAAAATAACCGGAGACGAAGGTTCCGGTTACCATCAGAAACGAGCAAAGCCCGCTCGCGGTCGTCTTCCAGTTCTCGATTGCGTGGATGAGGAAAGCTTTCATGGCAGAATTCCTTTCGTTATCGCATTATCATGATTTCGTGATTTCGCACTAGTTACGGCGTGACGCTGAAGTTGACCGGCGGAGGCGGCGTGTTGCTCGGTATGGTCGCCGTGGACGTGACAGGCGTACTGGCCGCAGGATTGCCGCTCTGGTCCTTGCCGTTGACCACGAGCGAGTAAGTATGCGATCCGGCCGCTCCCGCAGGCGTCTGGGTATAGGTCAACGCCGTGGGCGCAATCGTTGAGCTGATAACCACCGGCTTGGTGGCGTTCGTGATGTCGCTCAAGGTGAAGCCACTAAGGCAATCGGTGGTCACGGTTGTCGAGCAGGCCGGCCAGGACGTCGCCCATGCGGAGTTGGCCTGCCAGGTAAACGTAACGCTGTTCGATTGCGCGAGCGCGGGCGAAGCCGCGAGAAGTAGCAGCCAGAGAAGTCGTTTCAAGAAGTCACCTCGTTACGGGGTTTTGATTGCGAAAGCCAGGGGCGCCCCGGGGGCGGCAGCAGCCTTTATGGTGGTCGTTAGGGTTACCGGCGTTGATGCCGTCGCGGCTCCCGCCTGGTTCTTGGCGTTCGCGACCAAGCTGAAGGTGTGGACTCCGACCGTCGGCATCTTCCACATGGTGTAGGACAAGGCGGTCGCCGAGATGGTGTTCGAGACATTGAAGGGCGCCGATGGCTTGGTGACGTCCGAGATTGCGAAGCCGGTTCGGCACATGGTGGTAACCTTCGTTGTGCACGGGGGCCACGCGGACCATCCGGGGTTCGCTTGCCAGGTGAAGGCGGGGAATTGAGCCGGGGCGGTTGCGGTCGTAGCGACGGCCAGCGCGAGCACGAAGATATAGAGTGGTTTCATTGCGGGACCTTTCGCTGTAGAAAAAGGAGAGAAAATGTGTCTACCGGTTACGCCATACAGGGTTGAGCGGGAATGGAAGCATGCGGGATTATCCTGCGCCGTGGTCCAACAGCAAGAGGGCGGCCACCGTTGCGGCTACGTTCGGGTGCCTCCGGGCCATGCGCTACATGGCGGGGGCTACGATGACGTGGATGTTGACGTCCACGGCGGTCTCACCTTCGCCGAGATCGAGCCCTGCGACGAACACGAAGACGGCTGTGGGTACTGGTTCGGCTTCGACTGCGCGCATTCGGGTGATTCTTCATACGACCCAAGCACGGATGCACCCGAGGCTGTGCGGCTGCGAGCACTATGCCCGAGTCTTGTCCGCGGGCATTACTGGACGCAGGCCGAGGTCGAGCGGGAAGCCGAGGCGCTAGCGGAACAGTTGGCGGCTGCCGCTTAGGCGGCCACCCGATTAAGCCACCCCTTTAGCTCCCCTGCCTGGGCCGGATTTGCCTCTGCAATCGCCCGGTAGTGCGCGGTGAGGGTATCGCGCCACTGAACCATCAGCGCCGCTTGCTGGGCCGCACAGGCGCTGTTTATGGCGGCAACGGTTTCAGGACCCGGTTCTCCATCGACCGCCAAACGGGCACCGAGCGCGTTCAGGCTTTTTTGGAGCAACAGAACGGTGGTCTCCGTGCCCTCGTTGACGCAGAACGAGAGCAGGCGATTCGCGAAATACTGGGAGACGATCGCGCCGCCGTCCATGTGGTCCCAGTAAGCCAATTCCATCGTTTCCTCGGCGATCGCTTGCGCTTGCGGATTCGGCATCGCTCCATAGAAACCCGTCGCGGTCAGCTCTGGATGATACTTCTCCGCAATCCCGAACCGCGTTCGACCGCCCCTGTCCACCGTTAGCTTCCCCGAGAGGGTCGAGTCTTCCTGCAGCATGACGAAATCCACGGCCGTCTTTGCGTCTGCCATTCCGTTTTTCACCAATAGAAAAGCCCTCCCCGGGGGAGGGCTGTGCCTTCGCGGTCTAGCCGCTTTTACTTGGTCAGATTTGCCAGCATATGGACGAGGAGCGGCTTAATCAGGTCCAGAATCCAGGTGCCCGCGAAGACAGTAGCGATCGCGAGCCAAATGTGCGCCCGCTGAAGCTTGTTGGTCTTCTTCGTGTCTGACAGTCCCTCTGCCTTTAGATGGTCTTCCGCTTGCTCCTTGCGCAGGTCCGTCTTACCTTGCTCGCGGTATCGATCGGCCTGGAGGCCGGTGACAGCCTTGAGGAGATCGCTGTATTTTTGTTTGTCTTCCGCGCGCGCTACCTCGAGGAAGCCTGGCGGCCCCGTCCCGTTTCCCCAAAGCGCCCTGCGCCAGTGGTCGAACTGGTCCACGACCTTAGCGTGGTCGCCCAGAAGCTTCGTTAGCCCCGTGGTTTGCTCCGCGATGCCCTCGATTCTAAGCTGGTCGCCTGTCGCATGCTCGCTCAAAAGTCGGGTCTGTTCGGCATTCTGCCTCTTGATCTCTTCCATTCCCTTGATTAGAGGTTCCATTTGCTTTTTAACCTCTGCGGTTACCCAACCGCGCGTCGCGCTTACTTCGTCTTCCCCCATGGCCAGGTCACTCCCCAGTTTGAATGGTTACCGCGGTACTTCGTTACTACCTGCCCTGGCCTGGAGCCCTACTTTGCTTTGATGGCCCGGAACGGTGATTGGCTCGCTCTTTTCGCGCCGGCCATGATAGATTGTAGGTCCCTTCCCCGCTGGAGACTGAAATGCTAATCAAGATCATGCTTTTGATGCTCGCCTTGGGTGGAGTAGCGTCAGCCGGCGAGGGCGCTTATCCTACCCAATACGTTGTCGTTACTACCAGCAATGTGGGCAGTTTCATGATTGGCAACTTTTGCACCATGAGCCTGCGCGACCAAGCTGCGGCCTCCGTCGCTCTCATCGTGCAGAGGCGCGGCCATAGCGCATGCCACACCTGGGATAGCGGCACCATCTTCCACGGGCGTCGCGAAAAGAACTCGATCAAGTTGCTCACGACGGACGACAAAGGGAATCCCAAGGTGGAGGACTGGCCGATCACCGGCACCGTGGCGCTCGGCATTCCGGCCAAATGAATGTTTAGGTCGCCCAACTCATGAGCGTGTTACCAACCGGTCCTCCGTCCGGCAGAATTGCATAACCCAAATAGTTGAAACCACCAGAGCCAAGATAGCTAGAAGATTTAGTAACTGTGTAGACCTGCGTCCAAAGGCTTCCGTCGTAGGAGAAGCGAAAGTAGATGCTGGTTCCATCGTCCTGCAACTGGAGCCATACGAACGGGCTTTGCTGAAGGATGCCATCCGCGGCCAGTACTAACTGCGTCCCGAGCGTGGTCGGGTTGGTGAGTTCGACAACGTAGATGTTCCATGGCGGCCCACCGTAATCGAGCAAACCCAGATAGAGCGCCTCCCCGGTTGTCGTATTGGCGATAACGATGGCGAATCCCGTGGTCGAAACCGGCTGCGTGGTCCCATTGATGATTCCGGCCGGCATCGAGAACAGCGCGTTAAGGGTAAAGGCCGACCCCGGATACGTTCCCAGGATGCCCTCTACATGAACGCCGAGGGTTCCTGTGTCGACGAGCGTGATGCCGGTTGGATTGTTCGTTGCGGTGAAGGTACCCGATTGATTGTAGGCGGTTGTGAGCGAGATGCCGGCCTGCGTCGGTACCGCGCTCATGATGGCACTGAATAGGCCGCCTCCGCCTCCGCCGCTGGGCGTCACCCATGTGGGCGCCGAGCTGGAGCCATTCGTCTGGAGAACGTCGCCGCTGGTTCCAGCAGCCAACCGGGTGGGCACACCCGACGCGCCGCCGTAGATGATGTCCCCTTCGGTCGTCATCGGATTGGCGAGCGCAGTCGAACTGATGACACCGGCAGAAATGGTGATGGTAGAGCCGTCGGGCTTGACCGCTCCGAATGCGCCGGTGGTTGCCAAGGGCAAATCGGCCGCCGCCAATGCGCGGAAGGTTGGATCTGCTGCGGATCCTGACGCCGGGCCGGCAAAGACTTCGTTCGCCGTCTCCGTGGCAAGGGTTACCGCGAGCGTGCCTGAACCGGTGATCGGCGAGCCGCTCACAGACAGAATCGCCGGCACGGTGAGCGCAACGCTGGTTACCGTTCCGGTGCCGGTGCCGCCGGACAACACTTCGACCCAGGCCGAACCCGAGTCGCGATAAGTGATGTTCGTGTCCGTGGCGAAGTAGAGGCGCCCGGGGATGCCATAGGCGGGGATGTCGGCGTAGATGCCTTCAAGGATTACTTGAGCAATGGTCGTCAATTTGGCACTCCCAGAACCACGATTACGTCGCCTCCGAGCGTGAGCGTCGCAGCGAAGATTATGTTTCCATTGCCATCGGTCAGCGGCTCGTCATGCGTGCCGCCGGGGCCCGGGCCGAGAACGACCGGCACGTAGGCCGAGACGTCGTAAATCGGCAGGCCCGCCGCGTTTACACCGGTAGGGCTTAGGCCCTTTTGCCAATAGACACTCGGGTAATCCGCTGGCGCGGCCGGGGTTACGTTGGGAAAATTTGCCTGGAATGCGCCCATCTAAGAACCATTAACCGAGATAGTTTGGGCACCCGTCCCGCTCGTGCCGAGGACCGTGTATGGGTATGCGGTTGCGTCGGCGAGCGTTCCCGTCACGACGCCGAAGGAATTGAAGGGGAGCATCTTGAAATGCACCGTTTCGCCGACCCAGGCCGGCAGCAACGGTACTTTGCAAATGCCCTGTCCGCTCGGCGGCAGAAGGGCGAATGCAGAGCCGTTTGGATGGTCGACGCCGACGCCCGTAGCCGGCGCCCCGAGAACTGCACGGTCCAGATGGTTTCCGACCCCGGTGGCCATAAGGGTGTAGTTGTAAACCGCAGTCAGCGTCGCCGCGCCGTAGGTCATCAACTCATACGGCACTTCTGGCGTTGCGGCGCTCTCGACAATCACTTGGACCGCAAAGCCTCCGTTGCCGGCCGCGACAAAGTTATTTTCGACCGTGACCGCGCCACCCGGCATAACCTGATCTGCGAGTAGGGCATAGATATTCGTCGTTCCGGAACCGCCAAGGGTATTAGCTGTGCCGGTCGATGGTGTAATGACGGGCGCATCGATGGGGCCGCCATCTTGGCGAAGAGAGGCCCAGTAAACAGCCACGTCAGTATCGAGAACCGCCCCGGAAGTCGTGTTGGTCAGGGTTATGTTGCCGCCATCTCCTCCGATGCCCTCGGTTTCGCGTATGCCGCCAGTAGGCCCAACGAATACGACGAGCCCGCCAGCCATATCGAAGGCTCCTGCGGGGCACTGGACCTCCACATATCCGAGTGTGATATCGAAGCTAATCAGCAGCTTATATACGGAGATTTGTGACCAGGGGCCGCCGCCGCCCCCGCTGTATGCGTTCGCCCATCCGGTTTCTGGGACCGGGGCTATGTTGTCGCCGGCAGAAGCGAAAAGGATTGCAAGGTCCCCCACCTCTGAGCCGGCCGGGAGAGGGATGAGGATCGTGTTGCTAATTGGGCCCTGAGTTAGAAACGAAGAGCCACGCAGGACTGGCGTCGGAGGCCCGTTTTCTACATAGCAGGGATAAACGAACCCATCCTCGGTTGCGACCGGGTAGCTCTGAAGTGTCTCCGCGCTCTCGGTAAGGTTGACGCTGAGGTTATTCGTCGTATCAGGGCTCGATGCACCCGGCCAATCGTCCACGGTGACGCCCTGAACTCCGTTTCCTATGGTGGGCGAACCTGCGGAAATATAGCTCGCTCCGCCATCGGTTGAGATGTAGACCTGCGCGCCGGCGAAGTTCGGGTCCGGGTCCGAGATGACAAGCCACACCTGGCCCTGATTTGCCGAGCCGATCAGCCCCGGAACCGGCTCGAAGATGATGGGCGGATTTATCGGCTGAGTGACGGTTGCACCCGTGCTTGGCGAACTGCCCCCGGACTGGCTCGCTGAAAACGGCGTGGGCGCGTACATGCCGTAAACGAAGGGCTCGGCCTGGCACTGGATCGAGCCGTCGGTCTGCTCGGCCATCGAGGTGATGCGCACGGGTAACTGATTGACGCCCATGAGCGGGTCCGTCACCGTAATCAAATCCATCGGCGAGAGCAGGCACCATTTGGCCGGGACCGTAAAGCTGGCAACGTCTCCCCCGTATTGAAGCTTGCGCACCATGATGCCGAGAATCTGGCGCGCGATTGACACATCCTGGATGGCGTAATTCTGCACCGGGTCGGCCTTGCGTATGCCGAAGAGCGAGATCCCCACCGCGTCCGGTTGCTCGACCACGCTCGGGTTGTAGTTCGAGCTCCGGTTGATGCACTGCATCTGCAGCACGTTTGGCTGGTCAACGCGTGCGGCCGTCTTGATGGTCAGCGGTGGGGTATTTCCCGATGCGACGAAGTCCCCGTTCTCCGTGCTCAGATTTGCGATCGGCCCGCACGCCGTGTAGGCGTTGAAGATGGCGCCGTTCCCAATCTTCGAGACTTCCGAGTAGGGGATGCTGTAAAGCTTGAACCCCATGAACAGCGGCGCCGCGTCGGCCGCCTGGTAGAGCGTAGTCAGCCAATCGCTCGCCGCCTGCTGGGAATCCATCGTGAGCGAGCCCCAGAGGCCATTGGCGCGGCATTGCAGGCGTACCGTGTCGAGCGAGTAATTGTCGACGTAGTCGCCGACCGGCGCCGGATAGCTTGGCGGCGCGATGGCGCACTTGAACGCCAGCGAGCAAACGTAGCTGGGATTCGAGCTGGGTTGCGGCATCGTGAACTTGTATGTCCCCGGCGTTTCCACGGTGCGCGAAAAGATTAACTCATAGGGAGCGTTCAGGTCGTAAACGTTGCTCGGCGCGTTGAGTGGCGTCCAGAGCGGTATATTCGGCGTCGTGCTAAAGCCGGGCGAGCCGGGCGTCCACAGCGAGAAGGTAAGAATGTAGGCCGGGAAGCCCTGCTGATTGGTTGTTACCTGGGAAACGCTCGGGCTCGTTCCGATGGTCGAACTGTCAAAGGTGTCGACGCCTCCAATCTCGAGCAATTGCGTGCCGCTGTCGTTTCCCTGCGGCCCGCTGATTGCGACGGTGTTTGGGCCTGACGCTTTTGCTTGTGCCCACCAGACCTGCATATACAGGCCCGAGGCGAGCAGCGGTGTCCATGTGTTCCCTGCCGTGTCCGATATGCCCAGCGTGGCCGTCGCCCCGGAAGTGGCGATGACGACCAGGAAATTCCCCTTCGTATTCGGCTGGTTGTACGGGATGGGATTTGAAGGAAAATCCGCGCCGCCCGCAAATTGATTCTGCACGCAGCCGGGAAAGTCGTAGCCCGAAAGCCCGTGCTCAACCTGGGTAAACCCCGGCATGGTTCCGGTGGTGTCGCCGATTGCTGCCTGGGCAACGCCTGAGCGGAAGACGTCCTCGATCATGTCGGCGAAGTCGGCATCGCCGGTTGGATAGAGGCCCCACTTGCCCTGGACCTCGACCTGCAGTTGCGGGATTACGCCGCCCGCGCCGAGGTCGATGCTTGAGGATCCAAGCCCCGCGAACATCGGGTAGACGATCTGCTGGGCCGTAAGGTTGGCGTCCTCGTACTCGGCCCCGGAGCCGAGCTGCGGCTCGAAGACAAGCATCTCCTTTTGGATCGGCGGCAGGTAGCTGGTGGCGGCCCTGAGCTGCGTATAGTAGACCGTGACCACGCCGCCTGGAGCGGCATAAAACGGCCCGTCGAGATAGAACGTCGACCCGTACGAAGGCTCCCAGCGGTAGGTATATGGGAAGTTGCGCTGCTGCGAAATCCAGGCCGGCCCGGAAAACAGCGTGTTCCAACACGGCGTGGGCATGGTACCCGAAAGGCTCTGCGGCCCGTTCCCGCCGTAATCGTTGAAGACCACGTCGGTGTATGTCTGGTCCACCGTGACCGCGATGATCGAGTAGAAATACGGGTCATCGATGGTGTAGGAGGCCGCCCCGGACCCGCCCACCGCGAGGGTGATGAAGTTGAGCGGGATGGGACTCCCGTTATTCCACATCTGCTGGACACCCATGATGGGGTTGTGCCCGAGCAAGAAGTCGATGTTCTCGACGTATGTGGTCACGCCCTTGATGTCTTGCTTGAGCTTCTTTGTGCTGCCGCCCTGGCGGATGTTCGCGGTCCAGATGGCGAGCAAGGGGCTTTGCGTCATCCCGTAGATGACCGGGATGGTTTGCCCATAGGTTGCAGCCTGGAGCAGTGACCCGAGCGCTGTCGGCTTGGTCGCGGCTGCTGCTTTTCCACTTAGCATTCAGGGCCCGCTCCAAGTAAGATTGCGCTCATGGAAAAGTGGCTCGTCTTTACGTACATTCGCGGTGACCTGTTTAAAGTCTCGGTGTGCAGAACAAAGCGAATGGCTACCCGCCTGGATAACCAAAACAAGAAGCCTTTGATGGCCGCCTATGGATGGAGTTCTAAGGTGTTGCCGCTGTCATTCATCAATGCGTACCTAACAGGTGTGGACCCAAACAGGCTGAGCCACCGGAAGGCGCTAGCGATTGTTCAGTAGGCCAAGGATCAAACACCGCGAACTCGGTATACCCGGTCATCCAGTGAGTCACGCAGTTCTGTTCCTTCACAACCGGGTTCGCAGCGTGGACCATGAACGGCCAGCGGGTCACAATGCCGCCATGGTTGAAGAGCCGGGAGCGCGCCACCTTGAAGAGAATCAGGTCGCCGGGCGAGGCTTCCACCGTGCCGCGGCACCGGCCTTCCAACGTCTTGCGTGCGTGCCGAATCAGCCGCAGCATGTAACGCTCGTCCGGCGCGTGGCAGAACCAATCGTGCGAGTAGACGCCGAGATCCTCGCGCTCTGCGAAACCGCACTCAAGAAGGTACTCGGCCAGGCATGTGGCGCAATCTGTCCCTGCACCCTTGACCCGTCCGCCTAAAACGTACGGCGTCCCAATCCAACTCCGCGCAATCTTCACCGCGTCGTCGCGGGATATCGCGCTAGCCGCCGTTTCCACTGAGGCGTCTCTTTCTTTGTTCCGCAAGCATCCGCGGTCCGCACGGGAACTTTACGAAGAGGCGCATCTCCTCTGGCGTCATCGTTTCTTCCATGTGCGCGACCGCCTCTTTGAATTGCTGCAGTCTGATTTCGCGAGGCTGAGTAAGGAACTGCCGGATTCTTCTCTTTAGGTTCATCATTTCCACCAGCACCCAAAACACTGCCCCTGCGTATAGATCACCGTCGCCGGAAGGCTCGTAACGCCCGAGACTATCGTGATCGCCTTCACCGTCGTGCTTGCGCTGATCGTAAAGGCCCCTGCATAGAGCGGCGACGCACTCGTCGGCGTGCTCCCGTCCACCGTGTAGTGAATGACGCCGCCCGCCGGACTAACGATGCTGACCGTCAGCGTCGTCGAGAACTTCTGCGGGCCCGGAATGATGGTCGGCGTCTGGCTGCTCAGCGTGTAGGTCGCCGTGCCCATGGCGCTCGTGATGTACCCGGTCGCGACCGCAATGGCGTTAATGATCGTGTTTGCCGAGACGCTGATGGGGCCTGAATAGACTGTCGAGCCAGTGTTGGGCGTGGTCCCATTGGTTGTGTAGTAGATCGTCGAGCTCGGCGTGGTATCGGAGATCACAACCGAGAGCGTCCCGGTGAACGCCTGCGAGCCCGGCGTAAAGAGAGGCGTCGCTGCGGTTGGACCGCTCAGCGAATAGACTGCGGTTCCGACCGCGCTTTGCGTAAAGCCGCTCGCCGTGGCAATTGCCTTGACGGTTGTGCTTGCGGAGATGGCAAGGGGTCCAGAATAAACCGTGGAGGCGGTCGTCGGGGTCGAACCATCGAGCGTGTAATAGACGGTCGGACTGCTGGTCGAATCGCTAATGACTACCGAGATGCTTCCGGTGAAGGTCTCGGAGTTGGGCGAGAAGGTTGGCGTTGCTGCAGGGTTCGATCCGAGCGTATAGACTGCTTGGCTCGACGTGCTCGTGGTGAGTCCCGACGAAGTAGCAATGGCGCGCAACGTTGTGGTCGCGCTGAAGGTCAGCGGAGTTGAATAAACCGACGAGCCCGTGGTTGGTACGCTTCCATCCGTCGTGTAGTAGATCGTCGGCGATGGGCTGGAGTCGGAGATTGTGACAGTTACCGTGCCGGTGAAGCCCTCGGTGGTCGGCGAGAATGTCGGCGGCGCCGTGCAGCCTGGAGTGCAGCCGTTGATATCGACGTTAAGACTGCCAAAGGTGTATGGAGTCCACGACGCATAATGGCCATCGCTGGGATAGGTCGCCGTATAGTGGTGGGTGCCCGCGGCGACGTTGGTCAGCGTGAGTTGCGCCAGCGTTCCGTTATCTCCGTAGGTCCCGATGGTGGCCGTGCCGACCGGGGTCCCATTGTCAGAGAACGTGATCGGGCCGCTGGTCAGCGCATAAGACTCCTTGGAGTTGATCTCAGTCGCCGGCTGGATCACTACCTGCAAGGTGTACGTTGCCGTGGAACCCGAGAAGGTGCAGTTCGGCCGGCATTGCTGGTTGGTTGCCGTGGGCGTCATCATCAACAGTTCGCCTACGATGGGCTGGAAGCTTGAGGGATAGCTGCAGTTGTATGGCGTGCCACCGCTGCCGCTTCCGGTCGTGTTGACGCTCGTCCCGGCTGCGAACTGACTCAATAGCGAGGAATCGACAAAGTTCGGGCCCAAGGCGATTTGCGCGTACTGGTCCTTCGTCACGCTGCACTGCTGTGTCACGCCCTGGTTGGTTCCATTGATGTTGATGTTATTGAGCGACAGACCCATCAGGTTGCTGCTGTTGAGGCCCTGGAAGGTGAAGTATCCAGAGTTGCCAGTGGTGTAGGGCGCGGTCGAGGGAAGGACGGTGATGTTCGACAGCTTGATGCCGGTATAGAGCGGGGTCTGCGAGCCGGTGTCGCAGCCATAATTCGTGTAGAACCTCCATGTGTCATGCTCGTTCACCTGGCAAATATCGGTGAACGTGATGTTTGAGACGGTGCCTCCATTGGAGGTTGAGCTGTTGATGCCAATGCCGGCGCTCTGGACGTTGTTCAGGTTGCCATTCTGCGTGAGGCCGCTTACGACGACGTTGCTGAATCCTCCACCCGTATCGCTGCCGATGCCGATCTCGATTCCGGCATAGGTATGGTTATTCAGGATGGAGACGTTCTTTCCAGCGCCGCCGCCATTGGTGCTCTTCATGGCCATCTGGTTGTCGCCATTGGATATGAAGCTGTCCTCAACCGTGACATTCTGAAAATTGTTTGTTGGGTCAATACCGTCGGTATTGCTGGTTTCAAATGGGGTGATGATTTTCGCGCCCCAAACGGTCAGCCCGTTTGCCTGCGTACCGCCGTTAGTGCCCTCCCACTCAAATTGAAATTCCGGCCCGGCATGAAGGGTCGTCTTGTAAAGCGTGAAGCTGCTGGCGTTGACCATGGCTAAGATGTTCGGGCCGTACTGATTTCCACCCTGCGAGTTCGGCGTGCAAGGCGGCGAGCCGTTGATTGCGCCGCTGTGCTTATTGCAGTAGGCCTGGATCGTGTTCGAGTACCACGAATAGCTTTGCTGGACGCCGCCGACCAAGAGCCGGTCCCATCCGCGGCCGTCCAAGCGGCCATAGCCGTAAATCCCGGAGCCGGTTGTGTTCGGCCCCGTGATCCAGTGATTGCATCCGCCGCCCGCGGAGGTTACCACGCCGCAATTGGTCCCGCCGTAGTCGGCCGGGTTCCTGCTGGCATAAACGCCGACGCCGGGGTCGATCGTGAGACTCACACCCGTGGGGACGGTGATGCGTTGCAGAAGAAAGCCGTACTTGGTGCCGTCCGTGCTGGGTGCGAGTTCTACCGCTTGGCCGCTCGCGCAGCTATTGAGCGCGTTCTGGACGCGGGTCGTATCAAATGCCGTCTCCGACGACGGCTCATAGCTGAAGTTATTCGCCGGCAGGTAAGGCGTGACGTTGTAGGGGTCGTTATTGATCGAGGTGCTTGTGCCGATCGAGAGCACCGCGTTGAGCACCTGGCATACCGGCGGGAAGACGGGCTCTGTCACCGTGCGCGTATCGCCGCCCGATGAGAGTGTGTAGACAGACGTTCCGATGTTGCTCTGCACGAATCCCGAAGCCGTGGCAATCGCCTTGAGCGTGGTGGTAGCCGTCAGCGTCAACGGGCTCGAATAGACGGTCGATCCCGTCGTAGGCGTACTGCCATCGTTGGTGTAGTAGATGGTCGAGCTGGGAGTCGTATCCGAGATGGTGACGGAGAGGCTTCCGCTAAACGTGGCTGAGGTCGGTGAGAAGCTGGGCGTGGCCGCGAGAACCGATGGGCTCACCGTCAAGGTGACGGGCGAACTGGTGACCGCGCCGACATTGGCAGTGACGTTCGTCGTGCCGGCCGCTACCGCGGTGAAGAGACCGCCGGGCGAGGTCACTGTTCCGGTTGCCGGCGTCCCGCTGGTGAAGGACGCGCGGTTGCCCTGCGAATCGGTCGTGGTGCAATTGGTCGGCGAGGGCGCACCGCTTCCGGTGTACGTGCAGGTCGCGGTGAGCTGATTCGTTACGCCGATTCCGAAGGTAGTTATTCCACCGGTCGTGGTCACGGCGATCGAACTGAGGGTGGGACCTGCCGCGCATCCCCTGGTGACCAAGCCCGATAGCTGGGTCACATTGCATAGCCACGCCGGAAAGTACGGGTCGGATACGACGCTGCCTGAGACCGGCTGGTAGCCCCATGAGGCGTTGCCGTTTGTCGGCGTGAGGTCCGTGATGAGCGCCGCCATGCAAGCGGGCACGGTCGCGTAGGAGCTGCAGCTCGGGGCGCTGGGGACGCTTCCCGGGGCGCTGGTAAATGACGGGTTCGTGGTCGTGTTCCCGGGTCCGAAGGTGAATCCGGTGCAGGTTCCCTGGCAATTCGTGTCGTTCCCGAACGAACTGTAGCCCTGGTTATTCGATACCGTGTTTGTGCCCGGTGACCCGGCGCTGTAGAAGCTGAGGCCATAGGTGTAAACCGGGTAGCCGCCAACCGTGTTGACCGTCGGCTGCACTATGTTCTTGGAAGCGGTTGCGTTATTGTCCTCCTGGAGAAAGATCTCGCCGAACTCCGAGGAGACCATTGCGGAATCCTGCGCGTTCGCATAGGCCGTGTTGTTCAGAATGAAGGTGTGGGCCAGGGTGGTCGAGTCAACGCGAAGTCCCGTATTGCCGTTGTAGAGCGAGATGTTGTTTTCCATCACGCCTTGCTGGGCGTACGAATTAGCATCCCAAGTATCGAAGATTATCCCTTCCCCGTCGGTGGGCGGCGTGCCCGCGCAGGGGTTCGGGTTCACGTTATGCCAGTCGAACGTCTGCGAAATGTAAATATGGGTGCCAGCCAAGGTATCGCTTTGCACCGGTTCCCAGATGGAGATGCCGCTCCCGCACTCGGACGATTCCTGCGATCCGTTGTATGAGATCGATCCGACGACGTTGAAATAATCGACGCCGGCAGATCCGTGTGGAGGAGACGAGAAGCCGGCACTGTTGCAGCCGTTGGCGATATCGTTCCCGAAAACGATGTGGTGGATGGTCGAGCCGCCCAGCGGGTAGGCCTCGAAGCACGATGCCGTGCCGCCGGTCGCCGTGGCGACGAAACCAAAGACGCCCCAGTTGGAAGCCGTTATCCCGACGCCCGGCGAGCCGCTGGTGAGGCTCACCGTGCAGGCGAATGGAGTCGCGCAAACCACAGCCGCGATGTTTTCCGATGAACCCGAGCCGCAGCCCGTTACCGTGCCCCAATTGCCGAAGCCAAGGGCTGTCCCGTAAGCGCCCGCCGCCGCTGAAATCGTGGTGCCGCAAGCTATGGAGTGGTTAGGGGTAGCCCAGGGCGAACCCGAACTTGTGCCGGAATTCGAATCGCTTCCCGAGGGCGACATGTAATACGTGGTGGTCGACGAAACGGTGACAGTAAAGCCCGGGCTATTGACACCGGCCGCAGTGGCCGTGATGTTGGACGTGCCGGCGGCCACGCCCGTGACTATGCCTGTCGTCGACCCCACCGTGGCATGTAAGGTTGTGCCGCTTGTCCACGTTGCTGCGTTTCCCTGAGAATCGGTACTCGGTCCGGTGCAATTGGTCGGGGACGGCGCCCCGGAACCCGTATAGGTGCAGGTTGCCGTCAAATCGACCGTTCCTCCTACGGCCGTCGTGTTCGCTCCTGTTACCGCTATCGAGGCGAGCGTGATACTGCCCCCGCCAGTGTCGAGCGGATGCGGATAAACGTAAGGGGTGTAATAACTTGCCCAGCTGTTCGTCCCCACGCACTTGTAGAGCGTGCTTTGGTCGGTCGCCCAGTAGGCCACGCCGGTCGTGCAGCTTGCGGGGCGCGAAGCGAGCAATCCGCTGCCCGTTCCGCTGCTGCCGGTAAAACTCCCGGTGTACGCATAATAATCAGTGTTCGCAGCCAGGCCGGGAGCGTACCCGGTGTAATAGGTCGAGCTGGGAAAGCCAGATGAGGGGGTATAGCTGTTCAGCCATTCATAGAGTGGTTCGAGCGCCTGATTTGGCCAGGTTAACGTACCTGTCGCAGTATCGACTTTGCTTGGCGCCGTTCCATTCAACAGATCAGACTGCCCGGTTCCCGGTTCATCCAGGCACTTGTAGCCATAGGTTGAAGTGGGTGTTTGATCCCACGCGGATTCATCCCCCGAGAGCCCCGACGTGCTTCCGCAATATCCCCACCCTCCAGGGGTAGGAGACTGGGCATAGGTGGTATCGGTACTGCGCGTGGTGTGTAGATCTAGAAAGTGCTCGTAGCCGGATGCGGTATTGTTCCAGACCAGGGCCGTCGCCGACTGCATGTAAAAGAAGTCATACGTCTCGGTCGTCGGCGAAATAGCACCGTTGAACTGGTTTCCGTAAACCTCCATGCTCCGGCAGCCGCGGATGTCGGCTCCGGCACCCCCCGTGGGGTGCTCGTCCATGCCCACGTTGTTCATGGTGTTATAGCGGATGACGAGTCGGCCGCCGGAATAGCAGTCATTCATGTAAGAGGCCGATTGCCCGGGAATCGAACCGCTGTTGAAGACGTTGTTCTCAAAGAAGAAGGCGTTTCCGCTACCGAAGTTCGTCGCCGTGGCAAAGGAATCATCGCCGAAATAATTGGTATTCGTCGTACCCCCGGGATTGCCCCAGTTGTCATCCCAGACGTCGACTGCTCCACTGTCTTCAATGATGCTGTGGTCCATGACCCCATACATCCAACCGCCGGAGCCAATTCTCATCGGGGTATTCGGACCGGCATTCAGGTGAAGATGATCAAGACGAGTACTTTGCGAATATCCGCTTACGGCGACCATGCCGTTGTATTTCACATGGCCTGACCCAATGTTTACCGTCAACCCAGAAAGCCTGAAAAAGGATGATGCTACGCCCGGACCAAGACAGATCAGGCAATTCTGGTCTGCTCCATCGTTGTCGGTAATCGTTGTGCTGTCCGTTGCCGTGCAGGTTCCCCCGGGAGCGCAGGACCCGCTTATCGTGGTGGCCCCAATGATGGAGAGGTTGGTATTTCCTGAAGGCACATTGAGTGTGACCTGAGTGGTCCAGTTGCAGCTCCCCGCCGGGATATTTACCTGCGTCGTCGAGGTGACAACTGAGTTAAAGGCTGTCTGCACGTCGGCAGCCGAGCAGCTCGCCGCATTAATGGTTTGAGCGCGTACCATCGGCGCGCAGAGGGCCAGCAGCGCACCCAGGAGCAGTGTGAGTCTTTTCATGAAATGTCCTTGGAGATGATTGCAAAGACCTAAACGGCGCTCTGCGGGCTGGGCACGAACGGAAAGCCGGCGAAGTTCGGCGAGTCGCCCTGATTGATCGGCGCTGCGGTGCTCACATAAAACTGGTCGACACCCGGCGTCGGAGCCCACGGCATCGACGAATAGATATCGAAGACGCTGTGCGTGTTGCCGTTGCCGTCAACAAACTCGTTGTTGGTCGAGATCGCGCTCCAGAAACCGCCCAGCGTCGAGCCCGGGTTAGTGCTGACGAAGACCAGGTATCCGGCCACGAACAGGTTGAATGCGTAAATCTTCCCCGGCGTCGGCGAGATGCAGTCCGCAATGATGGCGTTTGTCGTTGTCCCCACGAATACGTTGAAGATGGGGATTGAAGGGTCGCCCGCAGGAATGGTCGCCGCCGTGTAGCCGGCCAAGGTCGACGTGCTCTCGATGACGTTCGCGGGAACCTTCTGCGTCACCACATCCAAGAACGAGTTGATCTGAAATTGAATCTGGTTTCGGCCCAGCGTCGTGTTTGCGATCCGGCCGCCGAACCATTCGCAGGCGCCGAGCGTGCTCGCATCGCCCGGCGTCGGCATGAAGCATTTCCAGATCCTTACCGGCCAGTTGTCATAGAAGTGCTGGCGGGCAAGCTGCAGCGGCGTTGCGGTCGCCGCGCTCGAAGTAAAGTCTTGGTTTGAGGGTGACCAGCTTACTGTGGTGTTCTGAACGTCGAGTCCAACCTTGCATGTGATCGACCCCTTGGAAACCACGGCTGGATAGAACGTTCCCCAGGGCGGATAGATGACCGGTGCCTCGTGGTCGGTCATGAAGATGGACTGCGGGTTATCCTGGTCGCCGATCAGGTACAGGTGCCGAATGAGAGGGTTGACGGTGCCCGCAAGATACGTGACGACGGATGTGGTTGTGTCAACGCCTGCACCGCTTATGCACTGTCTCACGGTTTCACCGAAATTGCCTGGAAGAAGTAGTAGTCGATTCCCTGGCTATTCGTGTTTTGAATGGTCCACGTAAAGGTCTGGGCCGATGTGCCGCTCGTGTAGAGCACCGCCGAAGTCATTAAGAGAATCACCCTTACTTCACGGCCAAGGTGCTACTAAAGCACGCGCCGATGTTTTGACTCTGTGTATTTTGGGCCGACCAGGTGAGTGCTGCTGAGCCACTTGCCAGTCTATCGGCCATGATGCCCGCATCTTGCTCCAGACCAGATCCCTGGTAGTTATAGAAAGTACCCGTACCAGCAGCTCCACAGCCGGTGTTGGTCCCATTCGGGCATATTTCCTCAGCAGTTAAGAACTGCCCCACGTTGATGCCACTGATCGTATCGAAGTCCTGGTTAAAGTAACTCAGCACCAGGGCCGGAAATCCGCTGGGAGTGATGTGTGCTCCTGTTGCCGTCGAGCTGGACGCACATGAAGTATTTGTCGCACACGGCGTAGACCCGGAACTGCAAGTGGCCGTAGAGTCATAGCCAGATGCTGCGCCTGCCACGTCGAAGAAAACCCACAAGGGATCTAGATCGGATGGGTTGGCGCCATAGGTCACGGTCACTTTTTCTGTCCCATTGCAAGTGGCCGGATAGTTGGTGGTGTTGTAATACTGGATTGAGAACCCGTCTCCCGAACTGTCTACCCTGGTGAGTCCTGCCCAAGTGTTGCTGTTGTTGTCGGTCACCCCTGTGACTGTTGTTGAATCGATGTTTCCCACCAATAAGATCGGTGCGTTGCCCTGACATGGGAAGTTGACCGTCTGCGTGGTAGCGGTGGAAGCGGTTGAGTATCCCCAACCATTAGTCGATGGATACCCAGAGTTTTGAACTTCCATCGAGAGTAAGTAAGGGCCGGAAGGATGCGCTGCACCGGCTGTCACGGCTTTGATTGCCAAACCCGCAATGTTCGCACGGGTCACCGCCGAGGCTGCCGTTATTGCGCCCGTGACCGCGCCAGCGGTTGCCTGAATCCCAGTCTGCGCTGCTGACCAGCCGAGCCCGTCGTTTGTGGCGAGCGTCCACGTCGGCGTAGTACCGGTTTGAGCTGTATAACTAGTGAATCCGGTGGGCTTGGTACCGTATGTAACGGCGTTTGCGGCAATTAGCAAAAGGTCACCGTTCACGGTGGGCGTCATCGAGGCACAGGCCAGCGACGTGCCGCTTGTTACCGTCGCCGCGCACGCTTTATCAACCGCTCCCAGATTGTCGTACTCCCACATGGTCATCTGATTGTGAGTTGCGCCTGTAGGCGTGGCGAAGGTCAGACTGACGCAATGCGAAGCATGAGTAACCGGTGCGACGTAAAAGGCTATTGTTTGGCTACCCGCTGTTTCAGAAGCACCGGAGGGGAGGGAATAAGTATTAGATGAAGAGCCGTCGTCGGTTAATGAAATGTTACTTGTGGCAGATGCCGTGACCACCATGACAATGATAGTGTTTCCCGACTGCGTAGCGTATGGGAAACATTTAACCATATAATTGTCGGTAACAGCTCCACCGCCCAGATTGGTGTTTACCTGAACGTCAGTCGCCGTTACGATAGGTCCCTGCACCACAGCAGGCGTCGGGACTGACGTGGCTCCCACGTTAAATCCGGCCTGAACATATTGCCCCAGTGCGATCGCGGGCAACATGCAGCAAGCCGCCATGAGCGCCCATAGTAGCTTTTTCATCAGTTAGCCTGCACTGTGATCAATCTTGGGAAGGTGACGGTGGCCCCGTAGAAGTTTACGGCCGAAGTTGCTGTGTCAGTTGCTCGTCCCACTTGAATAATCATTAAGCTGCCGGCGACGCATCCGGTCACGTCGGTCGAGTTCATTTGCACGTTTGAAGAGACGAAGAACTCATTCGCGGTCGCCGACGAAAGCGTGATCGTACTCGATGAATGGGCGGCATTAAATGACACATCGTCCGTCGTACTGCCATCGCCTTTCGCGCAGGAAACCTTGATTTGGGGAATGATCGTGTGCGAAGAGGAGCCGTCCGTCCCCGGATAGGCGAGCTGGAAGCGAATGTAGGGGTCGGTTCCGGTATCCCAATCCTCGGGGATCGTGACTGCAAACTGGGCGAAGGTCGTCGATGTGTCGGTGATTGCGATATAGCCGCCGAGGTTGTTTGTGCCCGCCCGGCATGTGACCGTTCCCCCGGAAGGAATGGACCAGCCGGCGCCCGCGGTCGTGTTATTGCAGTTCGCCGCAGGGACGAAGAGGCGCTCGGGGAAATCAACGAACGTCTCCGGCGAAACGGCGCCCTGGCTGACGCCTATCTGCTTCGTCGTCCCAACCGGCAGCGCGCTAAGTCCGGCCGTCTGCGCGAGCGCCTGCATGGCTACCGCCAGCGCCAGCAGAGTTAGCGCGTTGCGGATCCTACTCATTGATTACCCCGGGGCCATCAGAGAGCCACGCGGTTTGAGATTCATCGTAATTGAAATGCTGAGAACTGCATTTGGAGAGTGTGGTGCCGACCGTCATGAATCCGTGGACATTTGACGGCGGAGTTACAGTGTATCCGCCGGTTGCGTTCTGGCAAAAGGTAAGGACTTTATCCTGGCCGTAGTAGTTAGCCGAAGGTGCGGCAAGCGTAAAGCTAGTTACACTTGCAGTCAGAATATTCGTACTGTATCTAACCGTGTTTGAAAAAGTTGGGGTAGTCGAAGAAGCCACAGATTCATAACTGGCCACGATGCCGATGGGGGTTGTCAAGCCACTCAATTGCGTAATCGAGCTATTGTTTCCCGTGGCCGCCTTACCGTTCAACTGAGTCTGGATTGAACTGGTCGGGTCCACGTACCCCATCGTGGTTGGGGTAACTCCGTCCAGAGTCTTGTTGGTCAGGGTTTGTGTATCGGTGGTGCCTACGATCGTGCCGGAAGGAGCAGTTAAGCTTGTGCCAAAGGCCGATCCAGTGCTGACCATGATGCCGCTGGCAGGAAAGGTCTGACCAGAGGGGGCAACGCAGTCGCCGCTTGCCGGGACGAGCACGTAGGTCGCAGTTGCGCAGCCGGTCAGGTTTGCAAACAGCGCTTCCGTCGCTGATAGCGTTAGGGGCGGGCTTATGCCGGGGGCGGGCAGCCCGGAGGTCTGGGCCATGCTCAAATCTAGGTTGTCCCACACGATGAACAGTAGTAGATATGCCGTAATCTTCCGGAGCAGTTTCATGTGGTGCCGCCCTTTCGTTTACTGGTTGATGACGCCTGGCGTTTGCGCAATCCAGGCTGAGTCCGACGTGTAATACGTAAAGCACTGCTGATTGCGAAGGGACGCCGTTGTGCCGATGGGATTCATGAAGCCGAGAACATTGCTCGGAGGCGTGACGGTGTAGGCCGTGTTGGTCGCGTCGTGCGTAAACTCCAGGCACTTGGGCTGGCCGTCGGTACCGGCCGCCAGCGTGAATGTTGTGATGTTCCCCGAAAGCGGGATCCTGCTCGATGTCGTGGACAGAGAGAACGTCGGCGTCGCGGAGAACGAGAGATTTTCGTTAGTGAAGGTCCCGCCGCTCGGCGAGATTGCTACCGGCGTGCAGCCCGTCGTCAGTCCCTTCGCGTTAAGCGTGACCTGGGAGACGTGGGTTGCGTCGCCGCACGAGCCTATGTTGCTGTTGACCGTCGCGAGGGTTGCCGGCTGCGAACCCGTCCCTGGCCCCGCCATCACATCGCCGGTTAGCTCGTTGATGCCGCCGGGCCCACTTCCTCCGCCCGGCGTGGGCGCACCATTGAATGCCGAGGTGATATCAACGTTTCCCGTGATGGTGACGGGCGCGGTGTAGCAGGTACTGGCGTTCGGGGAGGCTGCGCAGATTTGAAACTTGGTGATCGACGGCGCATAGGAAAAGAACGTGTTGTTCCATACCAGCAGCGAAAAGGCCCCGTTTAGATTGATTGCTCCGTTCACCACCGTGACCGTCGGCCCCCCGGTTCCTTGGGGGATGAAGGTGGCCGTGACGGCGCCCCCGGCGTAACTGCTGATCGTGGCCGTGACTATGGCCTGCTGGGCAAGCGCGAGCGGCGCCGGCAGTAGCAGGAACAACAGTGCGGCCAGCTTTCGCATCGGTTGGCCCCCGTTACGAAGCATTGACGGTAACGACTCCCGTGCCGCCCGTCGGTGAGAGCGTGACGTTGGTTCCGGCCACAATTTGGGTTACCCCGGGCGGGGCCGGTGCGCCGCTTAATGGTGTAGAGATGTCCTGGCTCGAAGAGGTGATGAGCACATCGGCGGCATAGGTGGTTGAGCCGTTTGGGGAGGGTGCGGCGATGATGAAGTGCGTGATGGACGGCGCAAGAGTGGCGTCGGTGTTGTTCCACGCCGTTATTGAAAAGACGCCGGATGAATTGATGTTGCCGGATGCCTGGAGCACGGGCGGGGATCCGCCGCCCTGGGGAACGAAGAATGCCCGAATGCTTCCGCCTGCGTAGGCGGCGACTGTACCGGTGACGGTTGCTATCTGGCTCATAGTGGTGTCGGCCTCGCTGTGGTCAACTTAAGTGTTCCGGTACCGTTCTCTGCATAGCTCCCGCCGATTGTCCAGATGCCGCCGCCTTGGCCGGCTACTACGGCCGCTGCCTGCGATCCGGCGTTAAGGAATTTCTCGAAATCCTGGCTGTCAGTAGCGAATCGCACGCGGAAATAAAAGTTGAATTGCGCGGTGATGGGCGGCGTTGGCGCCGCAGTCCATTTGACGTAAAGCCCCATGTACGAACCCGTGGGCAGCGCCAGGCCAGGTCCAAGGACGCTGTAGCCGGTCGTCTGGTGGACGCCCGCAGCATAGAGAGATATCGCGCCGTCGAGGTCGGTCACGTCCTCATAGAAGTTGCCGTCGAGCGTGCGCTGAATCGGCGAGTAATAGTTCCCAGCGCCGTCATTCACGAGATCGAGTTGCGCGAGCGGCGTATTCGGAATCCCGGTCAGCAAACCTTGGTCGGAGAAGACTGCCGTTCCGCTGGCCGTAGTCCCGCCCGAATCGTTGAAGACTGGAATGGTCGCGCCGGTCGTTCCCGCGGTCGTGACCAGTTGCCAGTGATGCGTCGGGTCGTAGATGCCCGCGCCCAGGGGATAGTAGGTGTTCGCGGCCCATGGCGTTGTCACGAGCGCCGGGCCCACGTAGTTGTCATCCTGATCCAAGAACAGGAAGCTCCCGGCCTCGCCGCCCATGGCGTTGAAGAAGCCCATGAGCGTGCGCAGTTCCGAGACTGTCAGGAAATTCCCCCACGGGAAGTCGTGCAAAAAGTCATAGATTAGGGTCCAGGTCCAGCGCGGGTTGATCGCCTGCGCGATGCGGACCTCGTAGAAGTTAGGCGCGGCCTGGACGTCGGTGGCAAATTTTGGCGTCTTCAGAGTCGTGAACGTCAAGCCGGGAAGAACCGGGTAAACCGCCAAACTCACTGCGCATCCCAGTCCGGTATATCGACCGTCTGCCCCTTGAGTGCGTGCCCTGAATCGGTCATGAACTGAATCTTCCCGTCCTTAACGAAGCTGTGGCAGCGCTTGGCCGGGTCATCTTTGAAAAACAGTAGCGATGGCATAAGCGTTGGAGCGGTCTGGCTTCGATTCCACAGCCAGGTGTTCTTGGTTGCGGCGCCGAACGGCTTCAGGTTTACGGGGACGCTGTGCGGTGCCTTGCAGCCTGGGCACCAGAACGCCATGTGACCGGAGGAGGGCTCGTGCAGCCTCATACTGGATGTCCCCACGCTGGCGGGTTTCGTATAGCCGCATGCGCGGATCCAAAACTGGGAAATTCCGCGAATAGGCAGCCCCCGGGAATGATGCGGGACACGGTCCACCAGCCGTATGCGTTTCTTCTAACGTGCCACTTATTCATCGCCTCAGTGCTCCGCTGTTGATGCCCTGACGCACGATCGAGAGAATGTCTTCGGAGTGCGTTGCGAGTGTTTGCTTCATGGACGCATGGTCGAAGGCCCCGCTGATCGTTGGGCTGTAGTTGATATGCGCGCTACGGGAATTCGAGGTTGAGCTATTCACCATGCGTTCGAAGTTCTGCGTTTGTGGAGCGGAGAGAACGCGCTCGCCGGCATGGGCCATGATGGGTACGGGCATGCCTGACATACCGCCGACGACGCCGCCAGCCTCGAAGGCTGCAAGGGGCGCGAACGCCATCACCGCCGCGAAAGTCGCTGCGGCCACGCCTGGAGCTAGTTCCGGGCCAACGAACGGGATCATTGCAGTCGCAGCGTAGGCGCCTGCTGCTGCCACCGCCGCGTCTCCCGTGACCGAGGCGACGTTTGATGCTCCCTGTAGCGCATGGCCAGCAACGAGGGCCGCAGTCCCGGCCGCCTGTCCGGTAGTAATTGCCGTTACCTGAGCGGCCTGCGCGGCCACGATTGCGGAGGTCTGGGCAAGCTGAGCCGTCGTGATGATGGCGGTCTGTTGCGCGCTTGCCGTGGTCAGCAATGCCGTCTGGGCGGCTGCTGCTGTCGTCGCCGTAGTCGTCTGCTGCGTCTTCCCCAAGATGGCGAGCAGTTCTGTCTTGGCCCACATCAGGGCTTGCTGCTCGAGCCACTTGAGGACGAAGTTTGCCAGTTGCTCAAGAATGTGGTCGAACATCTGGGCGAAGATTACCGCCGGCTTCTGCGTTGACGTAATCATTTTGTCAATCGCAGAATTCAGGTCGTTGGTTATCGCGTTGTATGCCTGCGTGAAGCGCGCCGTCTCCTGCTGCAGGGACTTCTCTGTGTCCTGCAAGCGCTCCATGTTTCCCTGATGGACAGTAGCCGTCAGCTTGTCCTGGAGCGACTTCATTTCGCCGGTTTCTTTACTGTTGGCCTGGACGAGCAGCGCCACCTCTTTCTCGAGTGCCTGCTGGGCTAACTCGATGCGCTTCTGATCCCCGCTCTGCTCGGCTGCGGTGAGCTGGTCTTGCGCCTTCTCTGTAGCCGCGACTATCTGGGCATTGTTGCCGGGGGTGTTGGCCAGCTGCTCGACATCGAACCGCAGGTTCTCTTGCTGAACGGCCTGGTGGAATGCCTTGAGGTCGGCCAGCTGTTTCTGCGCATTAGAAATGAGTCCTACATCGAACGGCAGTTGCGCCTTCTGGTGCGATTCTTCGAGCTGACTGAGTTGTTCCTGGTGCGCGCTCTGGGCCAAGGCCTGCTGCTGTTCCTGCTGCTCCTTTGGCTGCTGGATCTCGACTGTGCCCTTGGAGAAGGTGTCGAGGATGCGCTGGTATTCCTCGGAGTCCTTCTTTAGCTCCTCGTTTTGCTTCTTTGCTTGCTCGTGAACTTTGCCGAATAGATCGCTGGCTGGTTCCCTCTTGCCCTCTTGCTCGCGCGCGGCGTTTAGCTTCTGTTCAACTGCCCGAAGTTGGTCGGTTCCGTATGCAAACGTTCCGATGTACTTATCCCAGTAGGCTGCGGTTTGGTTCGCGCTCTTGCCGTAGACCGCTTGCTCGTCCTCGAGGCCCTGCTCCAGAACTTTGAGCTTCTGCTCGCGCGCCTGGTTGGCAAGCGAGGCGTCTTGCTTCTTCTGCTCTAAGCCGCCCTTCTTAGCCTCTAGCGGCTGGGTCTCCATGCTGGCAATGGTGATTTGTTGGCTCAGCTTGGCCTGTGCGAGCTGCTCCTCGAGCGTCTTGATTCCGGGGGAATAGTCTACGTCCGGTGCGCGGGCCGCGATGCCTCCATAGCCCGGAGTTACCGCAGCGCCCTCAAGCGCCTTCTTCTCCTCATCGTTCTTGCGCTGGAGCGCGTATTGCTGGTTCAGGCTGATCGTCAGTGTCGAGATGTAACGGTCGTATGCCGCCTTGGTGGCCTGCGTCCGGGCGTCGATGGCTCCCGCGATCTTGTCTTTGTCGCCCGCCGCAGCCCGGAATTGCTCGTCGTACGCTACGGTGATCTGGGCTGTAGAAAGGGTCAGCTTTTGGTGCTCGTCCTCGATGTCTTTATTTATCCCGGTCGTTGGGGCTTGTCCGGTGATGAGGCTGGTGAGCTGAGTAACTTCGTGCTTCTTGAGCAGCGCCTCAAGCGACTGGTTATCGGCGTTCAGCTTCTCCTGAAGCTTGTCGGCCGCGGCGATCGCTTCGAGTAGCGCCGTCTGCAGCCCGTTGCCCGGATGATGCTCCAGTTTGTCAATCTGGTCCTGCAGCTTGGAGTTGGTCAGCTCGATATCGTCGAGGTTGACCTGCATCTTCTGGTTGGCTACGTCAAACTCGCGGCCAATCGCGTCCGTGGCCTCGTTGGCCTTCTTCTCGACGTCATAGAGCTTCTCGCCGAGGTCAATGAGGATGGAGATAAGAGCGACGGCGCCAATGATGGGGAAGGCCGCTTGCAGGATGGGACCGAGGCCGAGGCTGGTCACCGCGAACGCTGCCGCGCCTCTGGAGGCTCCCATCATCGAACCGGTAACCAGCCTGGCACCAGTTGTGGCTGCGGTCATTTCCGATACGCTGCGGGCCGATGCCGCTGCGACGGCGTTCATGGCCCCGGCTTCGACTTCCGACGCGGCAGCTACCTCTGTGGATACCGCGACTTCTTTATTGGCAACGGCGATTTCGTACTCGCGAACGTCGGCGAGGTTCTTCTTGGCCAGCGCTAACTGCTCGGCGGCCTCGGCTTCCCGTCGTTGCGCGGCAGCAACCACCGCAGCGGACTCCGCGTCGCGGCGCCCCTGAAGTTGCGCTACGGCGTCGCTAAGTGCCGACTTTGCGGCCTTGGCCTCTAAGGTGGCCTCTGCCAGCTGTAGCTCTGCCGCGCTCAGCTCTTCGGTGGTGCCAACCTCCTGCTGGGCGCTTAACGCCGCGAAGTCTTCCGAGGCGGCTAGATTCGCCTGGGCTTCGACGAGCGCTTCGGTCGCAGCAATGAGGCGTTCTTGGGCAGCCGCTATGGAGGATAGGGCAGCGTCGTCATCGATTTCGGCCTTGATGGTTTCGGCGATGACTTCGTTTAATGCTTTGCGTGCGGCTACCTGCTCAAGGGTGGCGGCAGCGACCTCGAGCTGCCCTTCGCTCTCCTGCTCGCCTGCTGCGGCCAACCCCGTCGGAGGGGCGGCAACAGCGACCCCCGCCGTGGCCGCCCTGGGACGACCAAGCAGCACACCGGCTTCCGCAGCCGTGTTCCTTAGTGCCTCCAGTTTTTCCCGCGCAGCATCTACACCAGCCGTGTATTCGGCCAGCGCCGCCGCGGCCTGTTCGCTGCCCTGTTCGGCTGCTTTGCCGAACGCAGCTTGGGCGTCGGCCATGTTCGAGGCCGCAGCCTGGACAGCAGCCTGTGCTTCGGCCAAGCCGGCCTTTAGCGCCGAAATGTCGGTGGCAACGCCTATTCTTATTTCGTCTGCCATTCAGCCTTCATTTTCTCGATCATGGCGAGCTTTTCCGGGGAACGGAGATAGGCGGGCATTTGGAGCAGGTTCTTGCGTTGCAGCTTGACGCCGCTCTTGCCCATGTCGCCGAGTACGGCGCTGTTGGCTTGCGCGGCTTCACGGGCATTGCGGGACTTGCTGCCTGGTGCTTTGTAACCGAGGTATCCGGCGATAAGCCAGTCGGCGGGCGGATGCTGGGCGAGGTCCTCTTGCAGATCCCAGAGTTCGGTTAGGTAAAGGTCGTCAATCTGCGAGAAGGAGAAGTGGAAATAGCGTGCTACTGAAGCGTAGTGGTAGGCGAAGTCGATGCCGGCCCGGGCTCCGGCCGAGCGTCCCCCGTTGGTTTCTTCATACCGTTGAGCTCAAGTGCTGCAGCCCAAAGCTCGTTAAATGCTCCGTAGAAGGGGATGTTATCGTCCACCCATTCAATCGTCGCGTCCTTGTGGCCGCCGGCGTTGAGGGATGCAGCGAGAAAGGCGACGCTGAATTCGGACGAGTCGCCCTTCGCGTGAGCCTGGAGTTTGCGGCCCAGGCCCGTTTTGATGACGCCGAGGGTGTAATCCTTGCCGTTTATGGTGATGGTTTTTGTTTCGGGTTCCACGATATTTTCCTTTCGGGTTAGGCGAGTCTTGCGAACTCGCCGTGATACTTGAGAGCGGCCTCCCAGTAAAGCGCGGACGCCGCTTTCTTCGTTTTACGGGTGCCGAGACAAATCACCTCGCCGTTTATGGTTATGCGCGCTCTGTAGTTGCC